ACATTGCTATGACTGTATACCTAAACGAGCAATGGGATATGAACTGGGGAGGAGCATTTGTTTATGAAGATACTAGTAAACAGTTCATAAGTGTTTACCCTGAGTATAATAAATCTATATGTTTTGAACCTCCTGTATGGCATACAACCAACATGTCTAACCTACAAGCGCCATTGAGAGAAAGTATACAAATATTTTGTGACCCTAATGACTATTAAAGTTGAGCTTACATGCCCTCTGGGTTCTAAATGTGAAGTTATAGTTGGTGATACTATAAAAAAATGTGCGTGGTACACCAAGCTTGCAGGTACTAATCCTAACACTGGTGAGCAAACTGACGAAGCTGCTTGTAGTATGGCTTGGCTACCGATGCTATTAATTGAAAACTCTATGCAACAAAGAAGTACTAGTGCTGCTGTAGAAAGTTTTAGAAATGAAATGGTACAAAATAGTGAAGTTAACCAGCAAATCCTATTAGCTGCAGCAAATAAGAATACAGAAAAGTTAATAAGTAATATTTGATATATTATAAATACAATAAAAAGGATTCATTAAGGAAAACTAATGTCAGCTGGTTATTTAAATTTATATTTGGACAAAGGAACAACATTTAGCACCACTATTACACTTGATGATGTGTATGGTAATAACTATGATTTGACCAATATGAACTGTCATAGTCAAATTAGAAAATCATATTATTCATCAAATGCGGCTGCGCAGTTTACAACATTTATTAACATACCAAGTGGTACTATTACATTGCAACTAAGTGCAAATACAACAGCTAATATTGCTGCAGGTCGTTATGTGTATGATACATTTCTTATAGATAATAACACAACAGTAACGACTAAAATACTTGAAGGTACATTGGATGTTGCTCCATCGGTGACGAGATAATTTATGGCAGAAAATTATATAAATCCACCAGCAGCAATTAATGTTAGGGTCGGAGGTGATTCCCGACCAAGAGTTTCCACATTAACTGTTACTCCTGGTGGTAATAGCTTAAAAGAAAGTACAGATTTAGCGTTTGTTGATGTTGCTGATGGTGACATTATTGTTTACCAAGCAAACACTAATAGTTTTATTATGGAATCTATAGGAGAATCTGTACATTCTGTAGCATTAATAGGTGACGTGGATACAACAACTTTGGTAAATGGATCAGTTTTAGTTTATAAATCATCAACACATAAATGGGTATCAACCACAACTCTTGAGGAACAAAACCTTGAGGGTGGTCACTATTAGGAAATAAAATGGCAAGTATTATACGTATAAAGCGCAGTTCAACATCTGGTAATCCAAGCACACTTGGTTCAGGTGAATTAGCGTATTCTTCACTAACCGGCACACAACTTAATGGTGGAGATAGGGTTTTTATTGGTGTTGGTACCGAAACAGCAGGTGATGCATCAAATCATCACATTATTGGTGGTAAATATTTCACCGATATGCTGGACCATGTACATGGCACTGTTACAGCTGATTCAGCTCTGATTGTAGATTCATCCAGTAAATTGGATGTATTAAATGTAGATAATCTTACACTTAACGGTAATGACATATCTTCAACCAATACTAATGGTAATATAACTATAGACCCAAATGGTACTGGTTATGTTTCTATCATTGGTACAAATGGTTTCGTGTTACCCGTTGGAACCACAGCACAACAAGGACCTGCTGTAGCTGGTGCAATTAGGTTAAACTCAGACTCTACACAATTTGAAGGATATTCCGGCACTAACTGGTCATCTTTAGGTGGTGTTCGTTCAGTAGACGGTTTAACTTATATCTCAGCCGAATCTTCACCAGCGGCATCAGATGACACCATTAGATTCTATTCTAATGGCACACTGCAAATGGCGTTGGATACACACAGTTTAGATATCGCATCTACTGTATTAAACACATATATCAAGGCAACAACACAATCATATGATTCTGTATCAGGTGCATTAGTTGTTACGGGTGGTGTTGGTATCGGGGGCAATTTAACCGTTGGTGGTGATTTTGCACTAACAGGTGGTATAGAACTAGTTGGTGATGTTGCGATTAATGGTGGTGACTTATACTCAACAGCAGCAACATTCAACCTATTAAATAAAGATAGTGCTGCATCAGGTACAAATGATGGTCCATCAACTATCAATGCTTTCCTCAATTCTTCAACCATTAGTGTTGGTGCTGCTTCAAGTACAATCACATTTAATGATGCTGCTGTTGTTACTGGAAATCTGCATGTTGTTTCTACTAGTCAATTGGATGGCGCAACAACAATAGGTCAATCTGGAACAAGAGTTGCTACTACTGTTTATGGTACTACTGTTGATATTACAGGTTCGTCTACTACTAAGATTGGTGTAGAAGCTGCAACAGGTTCAGCAATCACTTTTGAACTTAAAGCAACCAATTCTGTTGGTGATGCTAACTTAGATATTAATGTTGATGATACTGTAACTTTAGATGCTACAGCAATTTCTATTGATGCAACCGATACATCTAATTTCTCAATCACAACTAACAGTTCATCCAACAAATCATTAGTATTTGATGCTACCAATTCTGGAACTGGTGAAGCTATTATTGTTGTTGGTTCAGCTAGCACCGATAAAGTTAACATCACATCAAGTGCATTAACCACTTTAGTATCAGATGAAGTTCAAGTAGATGTTACTACTTTAGACATTAATGCTAAGTATGTTACTATAGACACAGTTGGTGCTGGTAATAGTTTAATCGTTACTTCTACAGATACAACCATCAATTCCACAACCGCTACACTACAAGGTACTGCGGGCACTGGAACAGATATGACCTTGAATATGACAGGTCAGTTTAACATTGATAATATTCGTATTGATGGAAATACAATATCTACTACTGATGGTTCAAATATATTATATCTAGACGCATCTCCCGTAGGAAACAATGGTCTTATCATCATTAAAGGTGATTTACAGATTGATGGTACAACTACAACAATCAATTCAACTACTGTAACTATTGATGATCCTGTTTTTACTCTTGGTGGTGATACAGCACCAACAGCTGATGATAACCTTGATCGTGGTATAGAGTTTAAATGGCATGATGGTGTCAATGCAAAATTAGGTTTCTATGGTTATAGTGATTCTGATTCTGAGTTTGTATTAATATCTAGTGCTGATAATACAGCTGGTGTATATACACCGTCTGTTGCTGGTGTTTTTGGTAATGCAAGATTCAGTAAGTTGGCATTAGTAGACTCAACTGCATCAACAACAACTTCATCAGGTGCATTAGTTGTTACAGGTGGTGTTGGTATTGGCGGTCAATTAAACATTGGTGGTGCAACTAACAAGTTTACAGCTGCAACTACTTGTTCATCCACAACAACAGGTGCATTAGTTGTTACAGGTGGTGTTGGTATTGGTGGCACTGTCTATATCGGAACCAACCTAACGGGTGCCGGTGCAGCAACAAGTACAATAGATGGTTTTCAAATTGATGGCGGAACTTACTAAGCATATATAAGTATATCCAATTGGGGTGGTGAGTCTAACTCACCCCTCGGTATATACCGAGGTTTTGATTCTATATAGAACAGGATTATCATGTCTAACAAAATTGTTTTCAAACGATCAGCGGTTGCAGGTAAAATACCCACATTAGGTGATCTAGCATTAGGTGAAATAGCATTAAATACTTATGATGGTAAAGCCTATATCAGAAAAGATGATGGCGTAGCATCCATAATACAGATTGGTTTAGCCACACCAGAATCAAGTGGTGTAAGTTCGGTCAATACTAGAACTGGTGCGGTAACATTAACTTCTTCCGATGTAGGATTAGGTAGTGTGTCCAATACTGCTCAAGTCACATCTGTTAGTGGAACTGCTCCTATAGTATCTTCTGGTGGTTTAACTCCAGCAATTAGTATTTCTGCATCAACAACATTAGTTGCTGGTAGTATGAGTGCGGCTGATAAAACTAAACTTGATGCTATATCTGGAACTAATACAGGTAATGAAACAACAGCTACCATCAAGACGGCATTGGGTATTACAACGCTTTCAGGTAGCAATACAGGCGATC